CGGACGTCCCGTTCGGACGAGGGGCAACGCCCGGGGTCCGGTAGGGATGCGGAGACCCCAGGCCATCGTCCGCGTACAGGCGATTCACGACGCCCCACCGGTGAGCCATGTAGCCCTCGACGAGCTACCGCTCGGAGGTTTGCACCTTCGTCCAAGAAACGGCCTCGCCGAGTACGAATCCAGCGCTGTCGTCGGCCGTCGTCGAGCCCTGGTCGAGGAGCTCGATCTCGGAGATCACGTAGTTGTTCGCCGTCGGGGAGAACGTCAGCTTGATCGCGTTGAACTGCCAGAACCCTGAATCGAAGAAGATCTCGGTGCGAGTCGGCACGCCGAAGCCGTCCACTGACGTCTCGGTCGGCGCGCGGTCGAGAGAGGTTTCCGCGACCGTCGTCCAGACGAACGGACCGCTGCCGGTGCGGACCTCGACCTTGACCGTGTCTGGGGTGCCACCGCCGTACGCGCTCCAGATCGCGAGCGTGTCTGCCCGCCGATAGACCGTCGTGTCGTCGAACGTGAACGTCAGCGTGGAGACGTACCGCAGGTTCGAGTGCAGGTTTAGGCTCGCCGTGTTCGCCGTGCCGTCGCGCAGCCGGGAGATACGCTCGACGCGCGGAACCGTTGAGAGGGTCCCCGTATAGCTGGCGGTCGTGGTGACCAGCGGCTCGCGCAGTAGGCTGAACCGGTTCGGATTACTGGCGCCGATGGCCGTGAACGCACCGGTCACATCCACCCCACTGTTGCCGATCGGGTACGGACCAATCTGGTCGAGGTCCGGCGGCCCTGGGGTCGCCTGGCCGGACAATAGCCCGTTGATATAGATGTTGAGAGCGAAGCCGTCACCGGGAGCCTCGATCGAGACGAGGACACAGCGTGTGCTATCGCCGCCTATGACGCCCGTCGCCGTATGGGTGCCGCCGCTTCCGGTCAGGAAGCTAAAGTTAGTCTCGCCATCGGTGACGTTGGGATCGAACCGCAGCCGCCAACTCGGGGCGCCGGTCGCCTCGCTGAGTTGCTTCAGGACCTGACCCGCGACCGCGCTGAGCAACTGCTCCTCGGTGAGCTGCACCAGCATGACGAGCGTCCACTCCCCGCCAGACGTGGGGATGATCGTCTTGCTGCCGGACCCCAGGAGGGTCGCGCCGTCATCGTCCGGCTCTGCGTAACCAGAGACCATCGCCGCGCGGTCGACGAATTTGACGCCGCCCTGGCCGTTGAACGCCTCAGCGTCCCACGTCGGGGGGCCGAACTCAGAGTATGTCTGCGATCGGAGTTCGCGCTTGGGTGACTCGGGGTCCGGCTGGGCGAGATCCTCGTCGACCTCGAACCGGCGGTCCCTGAGGAGCGTCACTTCATCGCCATCATCGAGCGCGGTGTTCGCCTCGTTCACGGCCAACGCATCGATCCACGCCCAGCCCTGGGTGTCCCACGATGCAATCTCTGGCGGGGTCCAGTCCACGGCGATCAGTGTGAAGCTGCTGTTCCCCCCGCCGCGGGCCTCGTTGGCCGGGCTGGAAAGCAGGCACTGCCCCCGGTCGGTGATCGATAGGTCGAAGATGGGCCGGGGCACGACCGTCTGACGCCACGCGATCTCCGGGCCCAACAGCGGCGAGCTGATACGCGTCAGCGCGGCTGGGGCCTGGACGCCGTCGAGGAGCGGGGGATCCTCCGCCACGTAGAGTGCGCCCGCCCGGTAGACGAACGTCGAGATCGCCTCCTGGATCACGGACTCCCAAGCTATCGACCAGATGCCTTCGAGGTCTTTCGTCCACCGATAGACGCGGCCGGCGCCGCCAGCGAACGCCTCGTCACGCGTCGCAGCCGTGTAGATCTCGCCCTGCTCGCCCACATAGACCCGAGGAACCACCATGAACTGGCGCGGGGGAGCTGAGAGGATCCGCTCCACCTCCTCGCCGCCCTTCGAGACGACTATCACGTCCCCAGAGGAGACCAGATAGTACGCCTGCCCGTCGATGCCCTCAGCCACGTCGATAACCCGGTCGCCCTCCAGGGCTTCCCAGGTGTACCCGAGCCGGTCAGGCGTTAGCGCCTCGTCGGGGTCGACCGCGAGCTCGGCCAGGACGCGCGCGCTGATCAGCTTCGACGCTGTGGAGAAATGCTTGGCGTACGTCCCCTCGGGGAACGAGCTACCAAGCTGAGTCATGCCGGCGCGCTGAGCGCCCCAAACCATCTGCCCCGTCCGCGGGTCGATCCCCCGAACGTTCTCCCCCTGGCGGTACGTGCCTTGGGGTTGCTCTGAAGGAGCGACGGACTCATTGAGCCCGCCCCCAATCGGCGCGAGGGGGCGTTGGTTCATCTACCGAATCCTCGTTCGTAGTAGTGGCGCATCGCCTCGTACCTCTCCAGGTACGGCGAGTGCCGGGCCGCCACGTATGACTCGCCGGCGGTGCCGAGCCGGGGCAGCATTCGGCCATTGTGCTGAGTGTCGACCTTCATCGCGTCCCTGAAGGCGCTGGTCTGCTTGAACGCGTCCACTACACCGAGGGGGTACTGCTCAGGGAACTCTCGGTAGCGCGCATAGAGGCGGATCCACTCGATGAAGTGGATGCCCAAAGGCGCCGGGATGTCGACCGCGTCGTCGAGCTCGTTCAGGGGGACCCAGCCCCCGTCATACTCCACGACCAGCCGCTCGTTGAGGCCGGACGGGAAGACGTGCAGGTACAGCCGCGGCTCCTCGTCACCCTCCAGCGCATTCCAACTCATGGACACAACCGGATTGAACGGCCGCTCGATGCCGGCGAGGTAGCGTTCGCGATATGCGGTGAACTCCGAGAACCCCATGAGGTTCAACGGAGCCCACACGCTGTCGGGACGGTGGAGAACCCTTCCTAGTGATCGGATCCCTACCCCCAATCGGTAATCCTCCTGCCCGGACACGAGCTGGATCTCCTGCGTTCGCTGCCGCAGGTAGGTCCAGCCGTGAGTGTTGACCCACCGCTCCCCGGCCTCGTTGATGAGCTGTTCGCCAGTCGAACGAGATGGATTACGGCCCAGCTCCTGCCGGACCTCCTCCAATAGGGAGCGTAGGGTCAGTGCCATCAGGTGCCAGCCGCGAAGCCCGTGACTCCGTCGAAGTGCACGAGGGCGAGGCCGGCGGTATTAGCCGCCTGCGAGGGGATCGCTTGGGCCAGAAGGCCGATGCACTTACCCGTGCCGTCCCACTCCGTCAACGTGCCGGCATTGGCCGCGTCATGCATGACTGGGGTCAGCACATCGAGAGCCGTCGTCGGCGGGATGTTGTACGCGGCCCAGACGGTCACGTTGCGCGTCACGACGCGGCCTTGGCCGCCAGCGGTAACGCCGTCGACTTCCGTGCAAACACCGTAGAGATGCGTGCGGAGGTCGCAGGTGGCGCCGGGAGCCGTGGCCGTAGCCGTCTCAACGACAGCGAGAGCCGACTGCGGGCCGTCGACGGACTCGGGGTCCATGACGTCCGCAACCGCGTCGACGGAAGCCTGGACGATCTCGCCGTAGACGGCCGCATCGATGAAGGTCTTGACGTTGCCGGCTAGACCGTACTTCGGGATACTGACGAAGCCGCTTGCTCCGCCTTGCTGGTAGTGGTTGGTGTTATCGAGCATCAGTTTCCAACTCCGAACTGTGCGCCTTGGTCGGCGGACGGGAAGAGGATGCCGTTCTGGACGAAGCTCTCAGCGTGCGTGCCGCCGAGGAACTGACCGTAACGGGCCATGATGTCTGGGTTGAGAGGCATGAGTGTGTACCACTCAGACTCACTCCACTGCCGCGCGCGGTGGAACCAGATGTTGATGGTGCGCGGATCGATCGCGTAGAAACGACCGCCTCGAAGGGCGTTCGCGTCGCGTTCCGTGAGGCCCTTGTTGCCATTCGCGATGAAGTTGTCGGCAGCATCGCCAACACCACCGCCGGTCGTGACGTCAGGGTAAATCTCAGCCTCGCGAAGGTCGTCGCACGCCATGAGCGGAATGCCGTTGAACTTCGTCAGGGACTGAGCGGGGTCGCCGACAGGCGCGATCGTCGCGTACAGGTCACCGTGGCCACGGGCCGCGTTGTCGTACTGCATGATCGCGTCGTCGGTGCACATGATGGTGCTCGGAGCGACTTCCATCGCGCCGGCGTGGGAGTCGGCCATCGGGACCGGCTTCCAGCTCAGACGGTTCAGCCAGAACTTCATGCGCGAGAACAGGTGACCGTTCGCTGTCCCCGGAACGTAGTCGGCGGACGTGCCGTAAGACACCTTCGTCGGAGCGAGCTGCGAGCCGCCGTTCGTGTAGGACTTGCCGTAGCTGTCCACACGCGCGAATCGCGGGTCATCAGGGTTGAGGCCCTGCTGGTTCGTCATGTTCGGGAAGAGGTTCTCGGCGCCTTCAGGAACGGACGAATCGTAGTGGCGCTTCTCCCAGAGGTTGAGCATCGCCCAGAGCGACTTGATCGGCGCGACGCCGGTGCCCGAGTCGTCGAACATCTCGGCCGTCGGCGTAGCCGTCAGCGCCTGAGACATCTTGATGACGGGGTCGAGGACGAAGTCCTTGTCCCGCTTCTTCTTGATGTCCCAGAACTTCTGGACGTTCTCGGCGCTGTGAACACCTCCGGGCTGGAGGTTGATCTCGTGCCACTTGATCTCTTCCTGCCAGCGGTACTCCGTCAGGTAGCTCTCCATGAAGTCCATGGACGAAGTGCTGCCGCGGCGCAGGTCGGATGCAGGGGCCACAGGGCCGAACTGCGTGCTGTGGATCTTCGGATCGAAGGCGGTCTTGATCGACGTGCCTGCGGTCAGGAAATCCTTCATGTCGCGGCCCAACATAAACATGTTGAATACCGCGAAGTCTCGGGGTCGGGCGGCCGTCCAGGGTTGAACATCTCCCCTGGGGTATGCCGGTCCTTGGGCGTCCGCCAGTTCGACGAAACGATCCAATGGGTGTGTCATGGGTCAGAATGGGTGGCGGCTCCGCCCGTCCCCTCTATCTATTGCCGCCTCGCAGCAACGGCGTTTCGGCGGTCGATCTTTTTGCGCGCATCCTTGAGCGCCGCTACACGTTTGGCGGCGTCGTTCGGGTATCGCAGGGAGATCTCCGTGAAGATGTCTTCCTGCTGTCGGCGGTTGATCGGCCCACCAAACGCCTCATGCGAAGCCGACGGAGCGTCTAGGTCCGGGCTGTGAGCCGTAGTAGTGAACTGCTGGCCGGCGGAATCGATGCCTGACCCGAATCGCAGGGACGCGGCTGCTTCAATGGCCTTCGGCCAGTTGCCCCGCACGGACTCGTCGCCCTGGGACCATAGAAGCGCGGCGTTCCTACCCACGGCGGGGTCGATACGTCCGTCGGACACGAGCTTGGGGAAACGCCCCGAGAGCTCGCCCGCGACGCCCATCACCTCTTGCCGGATAGACGCCTCGCTTTGAGCCTCCGCCGCGGCCGCCCCTTGGGACGCCGATTGCTCAGCTCTCTGCACGCGTTCCACCAGGCTCGATAGCAATCGAGTCACGGCTGTTGCGGTTTCTTCTCCATCGGAAGCCGTGAGGGCTTCCTGGACCTCTGCGAGCGCGGCTGCGTCCGGGTCCCCCGCGCTAGGGGCCTCGGCTGGCTGCGGCGCGGGCTGACCCGCTGCCTCGGATTGTACCCTTTCTCCGTAGGAATCCAGGAATTCCCTTGCGCCTTTTCGCGGCATGCTGTGCGCCAGCATCTTCGCCATCTGCTCGGAAAGCCCCTTCGAGAGGGCCTCCTCCTTGATCGCTTCACTGGTCTCGATCCGCTTGTCGCGCAGGGGGCGCTCCGTGGCCGCGGAGATCATGTCCTCGATCCCGTCCTCCTGATCCCCCTCGGGGGCTTCAGGGGCCGGCTCGGGGGCCTCAGGGGACATCTCTGCCGGCGGCGCCAGGTTGGCGTCGATGCCGTCGGCCCTCAGCTTCTCCAGGAAGCCACTCGTCGGGTCCACCGGCGCGTCTTTCTGGATTTCCGCGAGCTTGGCCACCATCTCTGGGGGCATGTCGGCCGGCGCTTCCACTTCTTGTTGTTCACTGGTCCCAGACAATCTGATCTCCGTGTGCGGGGTTGTCATTGTGCTTCGCCATGTACTCGCTCCGCTCCGCCTTGGAGGTGAACGCGGGGACGCCGTTGACGTAATGCGGCGCCCGAGTGAAGCCCGTCCCTTCCACGGCGTCTTCGTGCGGAAGACCGTGGGCAAGGAACGGCTTGTCTTTGATGCGGGTGGCGAACGTGTTCGGGAGCCGGCGCAGCTTGCGTCCGTTCTCCTCGAACTCGTCACCGATGCGGACGTCCGAGTTGTTGATGATCGCCTCGACCACCTCTCCCGTGCCCACGTCCTGCGCGTTGATCGTGATGTAGCTCATTCGCCTACTGTCTGCATTCCTCCAGGGTCCACGCCGGCAGGGCTACGCGCCCCGCCACCGCTCTCGCGAAGCGTCGGACCGGCCTCGGATAGGGTTTCGGACGCGACCTCTGGCGATCCCGTCCCTTGGTTGATCTGCATCTGCGCGATCTGCTGGGCGAGTTCGATGTCTGCGATCGTCTCAGAGTTCGCCATCCCGTACGCCTGGCCCATCTGCTTGATGATGTCGACCCAGCGAATGTGAGGCTGAGTGACCATCTGCTGGCCGGCGAACGCGAGGAACTGAGCCCACGTCGAGATCCGCGCCACCGCCCGGTCGCCGAACGACCCGTCAAGCGAGTGCGGCTGGATCGTGATGTCGAGACTGTGCCAGTTGAGCTCGCCGTCCTCAGACGCGAAGTCGCCGCCCTGGAACAGGATCGGATCCGACTTCATCTTAGAGATCAGCGCCTCGACATCGCCCACCCCGAGCTCCGGGATCATCTGGGTCAACGGCATCAGTTGTGCGCGGTAATACTGCTCGCGCCCGCTCTCGTTCAGCCTGATCGCCACGCGGTCGTCGTGCGCAATCTCCCAGGCCATCCGCTCCATGCAGTCACGCACGAAGTTCGTCCACTGCTGGATGAAGTGCGATAGCTTGGTTTGCGAGGCGTTTGCGGCAACAGAGACCGCGGTCGCCGTAGCGTCGGCGTTCGCCGCGCCACGCCCGCTGTCATCGATGCCCATCTGGCGCGCAGCGTTGTCCTGCGCCTCGCGAAGCTCAGCCACCTGCGCCGGCGTGACTTGCCCAACCTCGATCGGTTGGATCAGCCCGCGCTCCAGGCCCGGAACCGCGCGCCACTCGCCGTCAGCGGCGGCAGCGAGCTCCTCGACGGCCTCCTGGGAAGTCGAGTCGAACGCGATCACGGTTTTGTGACGCGCCATCGAGTTCCGGACGCTGACGCCCATCGCGTCGAGCATCGCCAGCCCGTCCTCGGCGCCCGACAAGATGCTGTTGAAGAACGAGTCGAGCCCGTTGACGTACTGCCCGCCGAAGATGTGTGGGCCCCCAGGGTGTCCCTCCCAGTAGAAGGGGCGCCGGATCTCTAGCCCGCCATCGATGCGGCCGCTATCGCCCATCAGGGCGGCGACGGTGTGGATCGTGCCGGGCTGGTTCTTGCCCGGGCTCTCACCCTCCAGGACGCCCCCAGGGATGTACACGACGAAGTAGCGGACCTCTTCTCGGTCGACGCGCCCAGCAACCGCGCGGCGGTCCACCGCCATCTCGATCACGTTCTCCGCAATCCAGTCGTCGGAGTGCTCGTTCGCTCGGGCCATCAGGTCTTCATGGTCGACCTTGACCTCGTGCCAGGTGAAGCGTGCTTCAGCCAATGACCGTCCGGCGCAGTCCCACCCGCAGATACGGGGATCGAGCGACTTGATCCGCGGCCAGCGCGCGGGGATCTGAGTCCTCGGTGTAGCGGTCGCTGATGGACTTGGGCTGTCATCCGCCTCTCCGCCCACATCTCGCGGCTCGTCGCTGTGGAGGCGCCCCAGGGCGTTCCTGCGCTCCTCCGCGGTCAGGTCGCTCATGTCCGCCTGAGCCTTCTCGATGAAGCCGCACGCGTAGCCCTTGAAGTAGAAGTCAGACGCGCTCGGCTGGAGAGCGTCCTGCATCCTCTGCTTCTGCGCGATCTGCGATCCGCTCGCCTGGATAGCCGCAGCCTGTAACTGCTCCAGGTGCCCGCCGCTGGACATGCAGCTCATCACCGGCGAGCTCGTAAGCATCACCGGCGCGAGTTGCGTCCATAGACCGAACGCTAGGTTCTCGGGGCTCTTAGGGTCGGAACCCTCCATGTTGAGCAGGCCGAGGGCCAGCCGCTCGCGTCGTTCAAGCCGATCGAGACGCTCATCCCGCTGCATTGCAGCCTCGGAGATGAGCATGCACAGCTTCATGGGGTCAGTAGTGATCATGCTGCGATTCCTGTCTTGAACCGGCGAATGAGTTCATAGGGGTCGATCGCCTCTTTGATCTCGGGGATCTTAGTCACGAGTCCGCGCCCACCGAGAAGCTGGACACGGAAGTAGGTGCACGCATCCAACCCGTCGTCGACGCACCGGCGGTCGGGACGGTCTTCAGCTCGGCCGGACCGGCGCGATGGGTCGAACTCCGCGTAAACGTACCCGGGGATCTCGTCCGTGAAGCGCCGCAGAGGCAGATCCAGGTCCGGGGCGTGAGCCAGGGAGTTCTTGCTCGCGAAGATCCCAGGCATGCCGTCTGCTTGATCGCAAAACAGGTCGCGCAGCACCTCTAGGTTGTTCTTTTCCAGGTGCCCCGAACGCTTATCGCAGGGGATCGCGATACGCGCGCGGGCGCCGCCCTTCTCTTCGAGGCGCTCGTTGAAGTGGTGGATCGAGTCCTTTGCAGCGTTATCGCAGACAATGAACTGCAGACCGTACTTCTCCCACAGACGCACAGCCCAGTCGGCCCACCAACGGGGCGGACGCTTGCTGTGATAAACCTCCTCGACGAGGTACTGGCGCCCCTGCTTATCGAGCCCCCAAACCTGCAGCGCGCCGGCGTGGACGTCGCCCCAGTCATAGCTCGCGCCAAAGCCGATCAGCTCGACACGGTCCCCGAGGAGCGCATGGGTTCGTTTCATCTCGATCGCCCACATCTTCCCCGGCCGGGCGACCACGCGCCCGTCGAACTCGTTCCGGTGCGGCTCCCACGGCAAGATCTGCCCGGTCGCCGCGGCCCAGACACCATCGATGTAACGCTGCCGGCGCGATGGATCACGGATGCGCTTCTTCAGGCGCTCCAGGTAGTCGAGGCCGAGCTCGGTGAACTGGCCCTTCTTCCTGTCGAAATAGCCGGGGTTGTCCCGAAGCGTGGTCTTGATCCGCACAGACACAGGCTCCCCATCCGGGGTCTTTGCGTCCGCTCGCCGGTTGGCCCAGTGCTGCGGGTACTCCGGGTTCACGTCACCGAAGAGCATCTTCTGGCCGAACGGCGAGTTCAGTCGAGCGCGCAGGCGAGTGTGTAGACCCTCGATCTGCTCCTCGTCGAACTCGGTCATCTCCATGCACCAGATCATGTCGAACGCCTTCGACTTGAAGCGCGCCCACTGGTTCATCCCCAGGCACCACAGCTTCGAGCCGTTCGGGTACTCGTACGTGATGCGCGAACGGTGGCTCGGGATCGTGCCCGTGCCGCGGTCGAGCATCCATGAGTCCCACGGGTCTGTCGGATCGAGGACTTCCTCCTCCCACATCTGCATGAACGAGCCGGCCAGGTCGGCCTTCACGCGGCGCATCACCAGAAGGTTGCACCCGGGATACATCCGCATTGCCGTCTTGTACAGCGCACCGAGCGCCACTGACTTTCCGGTGCCGGTTGGCCCCTCGACGAGGTACTCCTCATCCATGTCCTCCCAGCGCCTCTCCTGGAACGGCCGGATCAAGCGCTCATACACCGGTCCCTGGAACCGCAGTGCAGGCACGCGGATCTTGGTCGGTTTCTTAGCTGCTATGAACGCCGTTCCCAATCAACGCACCTCCGCGATGGTCTGCCACGCGCGCACGTCTCGGTCGCACAGCACCATCTCGTACGAAAGGCGGAACGTGCCCTCCTTCGTGCCCTTGGGCTGGTGCCAAGTGTGGAACGCGTTGTAGCCGCCGGTCGTCCGCCAGCGAGGGTCGCCGATCACCGGCGCCGCGGTCGTGTGCTTGAAGCAGTTCAGGTTGTCCTTCTCCAGGACCACATACTCCCCACTCGCCGCATCGTACTTGGACGCCGTGAACGTGAAACGGGTCACGTCGTTCGGCGTCAGCCCCCGACCATCCACGCCCGGGATGTCCGCCAAGGTCGCGATGTGCTGCCCCGGCTGAGGACGGCACCGCGACTCGGAGTTGTCGACGACGCTGCCGACCGGCCACGTCTGCATCGCGCGGGTCCGCGCCGTGTAGGACTCCACCCGTACCGTACGGTTCTGCAGGGAGGGCTCCGTCGCCGTCACGATCGTGGGATCGTAGCCAGTCTGCGCGTTCACCCAGATGATCAGCCGCTCGTCGAGGCGCTGAGCTACATCCTGGTGGGCGTGCACCATCAAAGGGTCCGTGCCGATCAGCGCGTCTCCGCCGCTGTAGTTCGTCACCGCGACGTTGGACGCCAGTAGCGAACCCACGGCCTCGCGAACGAACTTCCACGTCCACGTCTCGACCCCGCGGCCGCTGTTACGCACGTCCAGCTCGTCCTTCTTCGGATAGCCGCTCTCGACAGGTAGCACGACGCCTGCAAACTTGTCGACGGAGTCCACGGTGTCCATGTCCGTGGGCTCCGTGTTGCCTTTTCCGAAGATCAGGCCGTCGAAGATGCGTGAGGGGTCTGGCGTAACGCCACCCTGCAGGTCGAGCAGGTGCGCACCGCCGGCGATAGTCAATTCGATCGTCATCAGGAGACCCGGTTGAGGAGAGCGGCGAGGTAGGGAATCATGTACGTGTGCTCGCCGAATAGCTTGCCACTGTCCAGCTTCCGGTTGAGGCCGACCTCCGCGTCGTTCATCAGGTATTGCAGGAAGCCAGGGTCGTCTGACCCATAGACGGCACGCTTAGTCAGAACCGCCTTGAACCACTCCGCAGCCTCAGGCTGCCCGTAGGTCGCCATGAGCGCCGTCTTATAGAAGTTCGCGCCCCAGACAGCGGGGTCCAGCCCAGTGCCAGCTAGGGTCAGGTCCCAAACGGCTTCACCGGCACGCACCTCGCTCAGCGTTAGCTTCGTAAGTTGGTCCGACGCAGACCACTGCGCGGGGCGGACGCTATCACCGAACGCGGGGGAGATGGTGAGGGGCACGTAGGGGAGGCCCTCCTCCGCCGTGTAGGCGTTGATTCCGGCCATATGGTTGTCGTACGCATCCAGGGCCCTCTGCAACCGCCCAGGCGCGCGAAGCGGGTCACCAGACTTCGTGCAGTAGCGTTCAAGCGCAGCCATCGCTCGGCTGAAGTACGCCCAATCCTCGAAGAGCCCGTAGCCCGTATAGAAGTTGGGGTCGCCTGGGTCGAACGTCGTTGTCGTGCCGTTGAATACGCTCCGCACAGGAAGCCGCGAGGGCAAAGCGCCCGTGCGGTTCGCGTCATTGGGCGGCGCGTACAGGAACGGGCCACCCGGCGTTACCGTAGTGGAGCCGAACGGGTCAGGGTCGCCGTCGAAGGCCACCTTGCGCCCGCACGCGCCACTCTCCTCGATGATGCGGTCATAGAAGTCTATGAGCATTCCGAGCTGGTCCTGCTGCCCCACGGAGGAGGCCACTCCACCGCCGGTCAAGCCTTCGCGGTAGTAATCCG